CGAGCGGGAGTTGATCTTCCGCCGGTGCCAGCGGGATCCGCAGTACTTCATCACCGAGATGGTGAAGGTGAACCAGGTGGGTCGTGGGTTCGCCCGGTTCGACATGTGGCCGCATCAGCCGGAGATCGTGGAGTGGATGCGGTCGAAGCACACGCTGGAACCGTCCCGGTCGATTGCGCTCAAGGCCCGCCAGGTGGGGTGGACGACGATCGGGAACGCTTTCGCTCTGTGGTCGATTCTGTTCCACGAGCATCATCCGTGGCTCCAGGTGTCGGTGGGCCAGGACGAGGCGGCGAAGGCGCTGTCGTTGAAGATGAAGCAACCGTATTCGATGCTACCGGCCTGGCTCCGTCGCCGTCTTCCGAAGGTGACGCAGGACACGAACGAGGAGTTCCAGTTCGACAACGGGTCGGGGATGACGGCGATCCCATCCACCTCGAGGTCGGGCCGTTCGATGGCGACCTACGGGGTGCTGTTCGACGAGGCGGCGTTCATGGAGACGCCGGAGGACGTGTTCGCCGGGATCGAGGCGATGACGTACGGGCCGATCTATGTGTTCTCGACGGCGAACGGGATGGGCGACTTCTTCCATTCGACGTGGCTCGAGGCCGAGCTCCCCGACTCGCTGTGGGATGCGAAGTTCTTCCCCTGGTCGGTGGTGCCGGGCCGCAACGAGGAGTGGTACCGGGCGAAGCTGTTGACGTACCGTGGCAAGGAGCACATCTTCTACCAGGAGTACCCCGCTTCGCCGGCCGAGGCTTTTCTCCGTTCGGGGCGCACGGCATTCGACCTCGAGATGCTCGACGAGCAGATGGAGTGGGATCTGCCGGCCTACAAGCTGGATCTGTCGCTGCTGAATCTGTCGAAGGAGTCGGTGGAGGTGGCGAGGTTCCCGACGGTGGAGCAGCGGGATCTCGAGCTCTACGTCTACGAGGAGCCGCACATCGAGCGGAACCCGGACGGGTCGATCCACCGCAAGCCGAACTACGTCGTCGGGGTGGATGTGGCCGAGGGGCTCGAGCACGGCGATTACACGGCGATCTCGGTGCGGGACGTGGCGACGAACCGGCAGGTGGCGTCGTCGGAGTGTCTCATCCCGATCTTCAACCTGGGTGAGGCGCTCGAGGCGATCGGGTACTGGTACCACACGGCGCTCATCGTCGTGGAGCGGAACAACTTCGGCCTGGTGCCCCTCCAGTACCTTCAGGAGGCTGGCTATCCGAGGCTGTACCGGATGGAGTCGTTCGCCGAGATCAAGCAGGGTGACCGGACGGCGAGGTACGGGTGGGTGACCTCGAGGGCGACGAAGCCGAAGATGGTTCAGGACATGGCGAAGGCGTTCCAGGTGGACGATGTGATGCTCCGGGACAAGCGCTTCCTCACCGAGGCGTCTACCTTCGTGGCGGACGGGAGGGGCGGATATGCTTCCAAAGCGCCGAATCACGATGATATGGTGATGGCCGAGATGATCACGCATCAGGGCTACCTGGATTCGCCGAGGTTCCCGGTGACGTGGATGGACCCCGAGCCGGGGCCGATCACGTTGGGGGAGTTGTTCAGCATGTCGAGGCGGCCAGATGCGCCGCCGGCCCTGTCGCAGCCGATCGGACAGCGAGCGATCGCCGATCCTGCGATCAACTCGTTCGAGATCTGAGGAGGATCATGGCAACGATGCAACCACCGACCCCGGACGCACGGGTTCCCCGTTCCACGCCGGGAGGGAAGGGCATGGCTCCGCCGAAGGCGGTGGCGTCGGCCCGTTCGACGAAGGGGAAGTCCGCTTCGATCACTCCGCCGCCGGCCGAGTCGCCGTCGTCGGATTTCGCCGACCGGATCGCCTCTCGCAACACACCGGGCTTCAAGCCCAAGAAAGCAGGCTGACATGGCAATCGTCCATTCGTTCGTCGTCGACCGTGCCGGGGGTGCCTCCCAGGATCCTGCGGCCGTCACCCAGGATGCGATGCAGGAGGCCGGCATCGTCTCGGCGTACCAGATCGGCGTGACGGGCGAGCACCCGTCTTCGACGGTCTATCCGATCATGGGGATGGTCGGGGCGATCGTCGACATCGACAATGACGTGTTCGTCGATCCGGCGGACGGGAACGTCCACAACGAGTCGAGGTTCTGGCCGGGGGCGCTGTACTCGAAGGGGTACGACAACGAGGCTCCGAAGGGGCTGTCGATTCCGACCGTCGCCGCCAAGCCGAGGCGGAAGAAAGCGAAGAAGTAGATGGGCACGACCGTCGGGTTCGCCGTCGAGAAGATCATGCAGGCCCACGTCGACGCCACGAAGGACGCACGGGTCCTCCTCGAGGGGGGAAAGACGTTCCGTGAGGCCCGGGAGTCGGTGTGGCGCATCTCGGAGCGCCAATACATCGGGAAGCAGTGGTCGGTCGATTCTTCGGAAGACCCCACGGCGGACCTGACGGTCGTGAACATCTCGTTTGCTACGGTGCAGACGATCCAGCCGTACATCACCGGCCAGGAGCCCCGGTTCTCGATCGAGCCGTTCTCGAAGGACGCCACACAGCTGAATGCCAAGTTGCAGGAGGCGCTCCTGAATCGGATCTGGCAGCACCGTGAGGTGGGGGCCCAGCAGGCGCTCCGGGATGCCACGACGGATTACGTCATCTACGGTGATGGGTGGATCAAGGTGTCGTGGGCGATCGAGGAGAAAACGACGGGCCTCGGGGTGACTTCAGAGGTGGCTACTGTCTTCGTCGATCGGGTGTCGCCGTGGGACGTGTGGGTGGATCCGTATGCCACGTCGGTGGCCGATGCGAGGTGGATCGCTCAGCGGCTCTGGAAGACCCGTCACGAGGTCGAGGGTGATGACCGGTATCAGATCCCGGCGGACTTCGAGTTCTCGTCGAGGGATTGGGAGGATCAGGAGGAGGGGCAGCGGCGGACGGATCGGGCCGTCGTCGAGGATGACGAGTGGGTGGTTCTCGTCGAGTTCTACGACCAGGAGCGGGACATCCTGTATACGTTCCCGGATCGGGCCGGCCTCAACGACCGGCCGTGGCAGGTGGTGGAGGGGATCTCGACGCCGCTGGTGCCGATCCCGGGCTACACGATCCCCGGCTCGCCGTACCACATGGGCGACCTCGAGCAGATCGCCGAGCTCCAGCAGGAGCTGAACAAGACCCGTTCACAGTTGATGACGCATCGCCGGCGGAACATCGCCAAGGTCTTCATGAAGACGGAGGCGCTTTCCGAGGAGGCGCAGAATGCGCTGACTTCGCCGATCGTCGGTGAGGTAGTGCCGGTGGCGACGGATCGTCCGCTCGGAGATCTGGTGATGCCAGTATCGCTGGCTCCGATCGCTTCAGAGAACTACGCCGTTTCGGATCAGATCATGGATGACATCCGGGAGATCACCGGAATCACTGAGTATCAGCGGGGTGTCGCCCCGGAGATCACCCGGACGGCGACCGAGGCGTCGATCATGGAGGGTGCGGCGAACGTCAAGATCAAGTCGAAGCTCGCTGCGATCGAGTCGGCAACTCGAGAGGCCGGCGAGCTGATCCTCGCCATCGCCGCCGAGGTGTTTCCCAAAACGGACACCGACGAGATCGCCGTGTGGATCGGCGGTGAGCAGGCCCGCAAGCTCAATGACATGCAGACCGGGGACCAGATGGCCGAGGCGATGGATCGTGGCGACACGGAGGCTGCTGCGGGGCTCTCGGAGCAGTTGGGTGGGATGTCCGAGGCGCTGATCACCCCGAAGGACGACATGTTCGTCGGCGACTATGAGATCTTCGTCGCCCAGGGTTCGACTGAGTACCGGAACCCGCAGGCCCGGGAGCAGCGGTACAAGGACATGTTCTTCTCGCTGCTCGGCGTTGCGGAGCCGCTCCAGGCGGCCGGGGTGCAGGTGAACTTCAACCAGCTCCTCCGTCTGTGGCTCGAGTCCACCGATGTGCCCGACGTTGAGGAGATCCTCGGCGCTCCGGCCGCCGCTCCACCGCAACAGGGGCCGCCCGGGATGCCGCCGGAGATGGCCGGCCAGATGCCACCCGAGATGATGGGAGGAATGCCGCCAGGGATGGGGATGGGGAATGCACCGGGACCGCAGCCCGGTGGGATGCCGCCCGGGATGCCCGGGCCCGGGAACTCGGGGATGATGCCTGAGATGGCTCCCGCACCGTAAGATCACCAGAGGACGCCCCAAGAGGGGGTGTCCGTGAACGAAGGAAGCGTCGTGGATGAAGTAGGACTCCACTCGATCGCAGAGGCGATGGCCGCCGCAAAGGAGGAGGGAGCACCGGGTGACGCCGGGGGAGCGAACTCCAATCCGATGGTGAACGGCGATGCCGATGCGACAATCGGGGGCGAGCAACCGACTGAACCAGCGCTGGACGGTGTGAAGCAGGAGCTCGTGCAAGAGCTGCTTCAAGGCGAGACGGGCGAACCCGATGGCTCCACTCCCGAACCAGGGAGCAAGGAGTTCTGGGAAACGCCGGTTGAGGTCAACACCCCCAACGGGCCGCAGCGGATCCCACTCGGGCAGCTGCGGGACGGGTTCATGCGTCAGGCGGACTACACCCGCAAGACCCAGGAGATTTCGCTGTTGCGGAAGAAGCTGGGCGATGCGGCGGAGTTCCTTGACCAGTATCAGCGGGATCCTGCGGGCTTCGCCCGTGCGATCGCCGTGGAGCAGGGCCTCGTGTATCCCGGTGACGAACCGGTTGCCGAGGTCCGTGGTGTGAAGGCACCGACGCCGGACGAGATTCAGGCGCAGGTCGAGCGGTTGGCGCAGGAGCGGGTCCAGTCGGATCCGGTCGTGCAGCAGGCCATGACGGCGCAGGCCGTCAATGTCATCAACGCCGAGTTCAATCGGCTCGAGGGCGTCCATCACATCCAGTTGCCGGCAGAGCTGCGTGAGTCGATCGTGAAAGAGTCGATCGAACGCAACGTGCCCGACTTCGACTTGCTCCTCAGAGCCCGTCTCGCATCCGTACAGGACCAGCAGCGGCAGCAAGGACAGCTCAGAGGGGCTGCTCCTTCCCGTCCCGGCATGTCGCCGGGAGCTGCCCAGTCTCAACCTGGTCAGGCCCCCGAGATCAGCACGATCGAGGAGGCATGGAAGGCCGCAGCCCTTGAGGTGTCGCAGTTGACATAGCTCAAGGAGTAACCAATGGCAGGTGGAAAGACCTGGGGTACCAACGGTCTTCTGTCAACGACGCTCGAGAAGTACCTGGAGAAGGCTTTCCAGGAACAGATCTTCACCTCACGGGTGCTGCTCTGGATCCTGAAGTCGACCGGGCGGATTCTCAACGCCGATGGCGGAGTCTCGTTGCTGGAACCGATCATCAACGACGAAGCCCCCAACGTGGGCTCGTATTCCGACTACGACACATTCGCAACGGATCCCAACCGAGGGTTCGGCATGGCGGAGTTCGGGTGGAGGCAGTTCTACGGCCTCATCCACATCTCCGGCATCGAGCAGGCGATGAACCAGGGCGAGGCGGCGATCATCAACCTCCTCCAGGCCCGGGTGACGCAGCTCGAGCAGACCATGAGCGAGACGATGAACAAGATGTTCTTCTCGAACGGTGCCGGCAACTCCGGCAAGGACTTCGACGGGATCTCTCTGCTCATCGACGCCACGTCGACGGTCGGTGGAATCGACCGTACGACCGAGGCGTACTGGCGCTCGAAGGTCACGGACGGAACCGGACTGACGCAGGGCCTCATCGCTGCGATGCGGACCATGTACAACGACGTGTCTGAGGGGAACGACCACCCGTCGAACCTCCTGACCGTCCAGGCCGTGTACGAGCAGTACGAGAACCTGCTCCAGCCGCAGATCCGGTACACGGACACGAAGATGGCGGACGCCGGCTTCCAGAACCTCCTGTTCAAGGGGGCCCCGATCGCCTGGGACCGCTTCGCCGATTACGGCTTCACCGACGCCGGTGTGGTCACGGCCCAGGATCCGATCTGGTTCCTGAACATGAAGTACCTGGCGCTCCGCAAGCTGGCGAACACCTGGTTCAAGTCTGGGGATCTCCTCCAGCCGACGAACCAGGACGCCTTCTACAAGAGCGTCATCAGCTACGGCAACATGACGGTGAGTCAGCCGAGGCGCTTGGGCGTCCTCTACAACGCCACCGCCATCACCGAGCCGTAAACCGAGAGGAGTGGCAATGGGCAGCGTTTCCTACACGATCGCAGGACGGACTGACGGCGATGGGGTGCGCCACGTCGAGCAGTTCCCGGAGGCGATCCAGGTAGGGAGCGCTGCCCCTGCCCTCGACGCATACGAGTACGAGCCGTTCCCGAACCGGTGTGTGTTCATCAAGCCGGACGGGGCCAGGTGCAAGGGCAAGAGACTTCCGGGGCGGAGCATGTGCATGGTTCACTGGAGGGACGATGAATCGGAGTGACATCCATCAGTTCGTTCGCAACACGATGGTGCTCAACCAGTACCAGTTGAAGGACGACGTTCTCGACGACTATCTGGACGAGGGGTACCGGAAGGTGTTCGGTCGAGCCAAGTGGCCGTTCGCTCTCCGCCAGTCCAGCGTCGTTCCGGTGCTCGGCATCATCGAGTTGCCGGAGGACGCTTCCTCGGTGAAGGCCGTCTTCGTCGGTGACCAGCAGGGGCGTGAGGTGCAGATCGACCGCATGTTCGAGATGCTCATGTTCCGGCCGGAGACGGACATCCAGTATTGGGCGTTCAGCGCCCCGAACGAGATCATGCTGTATCCGATCCGTCGGACGGGCTCGGCAGCCCGGGTCGTCTACTACGCCCTTCCGGCGTTCACTACGGAGATCCCGTGGGCGTCGGAGTTCCATTCGGTGCTTGCCGATTGGGTCATGTTCCGTGCATGGGAGGCCGAGGAGAATCCGGAGCGCTCGCAGGCCTCGAGGGCACAGTTCGAGTCGACGATGAGCGAGATGTTCGGCTACTACCAGCTGTCGTCGGTGGCTGAACCGACCGGCGTGGTGTCGGTACAGGGGGGTAAGGGATGAATCGCCGGAGCATGATCTGGATGGTTCGGGATCTGATGGGTGTGTCCGAAGCTGAAGTGTCGGATCGCCTCATCGACCAGCTGCTCGAGGAGGGCTACGGGAAGGTCATGGGGTATCGGTCGTGGCCGTTCGCCGATGGGATCGACGAGATCACCACGGTCGCCGGCGAGTGCCGGTATCCGTTGACGTTTCCGGTGCAGTCGATCACGAACATTCTCGATCGGGTGCATGACTCGTACCTGCGGATGATTCCGCTCGAGCGGCTCCTGGCGTTCGAGAACAACAACCACCGCCAGGGTGTCCCTACGGTCTTCGCCCTCGAGGAGCAGGTCGTCACCGTCTCTGAGGGCGGCTATATCGACCCGTACGTCGATATCTACGGCGATGCGGGGTACCGGTCCAACGACACCGTTCTGCACTTCTATCCGGCTCCATCGAGCGACGGCTGGGAGTTCGAGGTGTGGTACAAGATCCCGGCGATGTTCGAGGAGTCGGATACGGCTATTCCGCCGTGGACGGAGCTGTACCACTCGATTCTCGTCGATTGGGTGCTGCATCGCCTCTACGAGCGCCGGAGGGACTTCGAGTCGTCCGGTCAGTACTACACGAGGTTCGGTGCCACGTTGCTCGATATCGACCGCTTCTACAACGACCGTGACGGGACGAAGCCGATGGTATTCGGGAGCGGGTTCATCCGGAACCCCGAGGGTCACGTCTTCGTGGTGCCGCTACATGTCCCGTGAGTGGACTCCGCTTCCGTTCAACGGGTTCCCCGGGGGACTGAACACCGAGGACGACATCATGGCGCTCGAGGTGACCGAGCTGCGTGAGGCAATGAACGTCCGTATCGGCGACAAGGGTGAGATCCAGCGCCGGCCTGGATACACGGCCTGGAGCCAGGGGCTCGACACGGTGCAGCACTACCTGACCTACTGGCTCGAGAAGTCAGGCACGATCGACACGATCACGGTGGACGAGTGGGGCCACGTCTTCGTGGCGAAGGAAACGCAGGTCTTCACCCAGATCGGGAGCATGGGTACCGCCGACATCGGGGCCCTCGTCGAGTACCCGGTCGGGTTCGCCGCCGGCGAGGAGTACCTGTACCTCACGTCGTTGCGTGGCGATCACATCAAGCGATGGGATGGGGCTGAGCTGATCGACGTGGATTGGGCAGCCGACCCGAAGGATGACGAGGACACGAACGTCTACATCGTTCCGCCGGCGGCCCGTCATGTGGCATACCGGCATGGCCGGTTGTACCTGGGGAGCACGAAGCAGAACACGTCGAGGGTGTGGTTCTCTCACGTTCTCGATCCGGAGCGGTTCGACGAGGAGGGATGGGTGGACCTCGACCCGGAGGATGGAACGTGGGTGACGGCGATGGTGAACTTCGCCGACGAGCTGTTCATCTTCAAGAATCATTCGATGTGGGAGTTGACGGGTCGTGATCCGACCACCTACACGCTGCGGACGATCGACCGGCTCCGGGGCACGGTGTCGCCCAAGACAGTGTGTCAGATGCGTGGGATGCTCGTCTTCTACGACCGGGACTCGGGCGTGTGGGGGTACGACGGGCAGCAGCTCACGTTGCTGTCCGAGAAGATCAACCGGCACATCCTCGACGGACAGGCGTACGGGCGGGCCGGTGCCGCCGCCGCCTACTTCGGCGATGATCGGCTGTACCTGGCGATCCCCTGGGCCGATGGCACGATCAGGACGTTCGTGATGAACGCTCAGAATGGGGCGTGGGCCGAGTATTCGACCGGCTTCTACACCGGCTCCTACTTCCTCCAGCGCCGCTACCAGGCCATGCAGAACCACCCCGGCCTGCTCCGGAACAACCCGCTGGCTGACACGATCGACGGCGAGGTGTACCACTCCACCGTGAAGACCTCATGGGTGGACATCGGCGACGGGACGCTCTCGAGGATCCGGCGGATGGAGATGATCGCCGACGGCCGGGGCGGGGCGAAGATGACGTTCAGCCTGTACGACGAGATGGAAACCGGCACGCCGATGGTGGTCCGTGAGGTGTACCTGTCTCATCGAGATGGGCCGCACGACCTCGCCATCGACGGATGGGGTGGTCGGTTCCACATCATCCAGATCGGGATCGAGTTTCAGCGGAGGATCACGCTGAGCCGGTTCACGGCGATGGTCTCGACG